ATCGTACTTCGTGATGTCTAACATCTGGTGTGGAGTATCTTCATAGTATAGATTATGAAAGAGTTGATATGGATTATTAACTGGTGTATGTTCTAAAGTATCTGTATCAAATAAATGAAATCCACGATTACGATCATTCACATCATTCCAATACATTTCATATGGATTACCTAAGTAAAATATATTTTCTTTATTTGACCTCATATGATAATGACCAGAATAAACTCTTTCAAACTTATCAAAGACATTTGAATCCATTCCATGTTCCATAAAATGTCCACGAGTTGCCATAAAACCATTCAACTCAAGATGACCCATCACACATGGAGAATCACTTTCTTCAATCAATTCAAATGTTTTTTCTTGATTCTCAGGATTAATCCAAGGTACAAATAAAAATTTTGTTTTATCAATTCTAACTTCTTCAGCTTCTGGATATATTTTTACATTATCATACTCTCTTAGAAAAAGACCAACACCTGTCAAATCATTTGTATTCTTATAGTATGCTGTGTGATTACCTATGATTGTATGAACAGTAATTCCTAATTCTGCTAACCTGTCATAATAATGATTCTTTGCCCACTCTAATGATACAAAATCGACACCTTTACGACTATCAAATGTATCACCCATATCAACGATAGTTGTAATACCTTCTTTAATTAAAGTAGGGAAGAATATATCTTCGTAAAATTTTAAAAAGTAATCGTGAAATAATTTTGAATTTTTTCTCGCACCAAAATGTTGGTCTGTAATAATAGCAATCTTCACTGATAATTCATCCTCGTTTGCACTGAGTCTTTAATTTGATTATAATCAGAACTGGTGCCTGTCATGTCACCATCAACAGTAAACACTTCCTCATAACCAGATCTCTCAATAATTTTAGTTTTAATTTCTAATTGTTTCTTTTCCTTTTGTATTCTTCTTAAAAAAGCATAATGTATAATCTGTGTAAAATATGCAAATGGATTCTTAGATTTTTCTGGATTAAAATTATTAATATACTGAACACAGTTTTCAATACCATCACAAACCATATCATCCTTAAACATGTAATTTACAAAGTTAGGTTTAAAGGATAAATGAGTTGCAATCTTAAGAAAACATTCCCCAAGATAATTTGTGATACGAGGTTTCGCTTCACCTCTCTCTGCAGCTAAGGCAACCTTCTCCTTATACTCTACAATAGCGGCGAGGAACTCTTTATTATTTACATAATGTTCCGATCTTTTTCTTGCCATGAAATGTTTTGATAGTGTTCATTCATAACATTATTATACACTATTTTACAACGCTTGACAATACCCTAAAAAACATGTACAATAACCTTTGTAGAGGTTCAAAGGGATAGCTTAGCTATTCTTAAAGATGTCTTCTAAGGACTTTCTTGCATCTTTCACGTTAGATATATAACCCATTTCTTTAGTCATCTTTGGTTTTGATTTCTGAAAGGGACTTTCAGATTCATAATATGCTTTTACGAAATTGTTGTAAGCTGCAATTACATCCTTATCAGATATCTCACATATAGTGATAACGTTACTCATCTCCACTATATATGTCTTTTCTCGACCTGTTTTTATCCAAGGTTCGATTTTGACAATACTTATACCAGGCTTTCGAGTGAATGATGACTCTCCGATCATTGCAGGGCAGTCTAGAGATAATACATCTCCCTCTGGAGCGACATCAATTTTTGCAAGAACTTCTTCACTTGTCTTTAACTTTACAACTGCTAAAAATTTATCTGACATTTTTTTAAAGGTATTGTGAGCATTTCGTAATTAAAATTTTCTTCGTTATAAATTTTTACTCTCTCCATCATATGATTTAAAGTATAGTTTTTAGAGGATCCGTATGTGATATCATCAGCAATATCAAATAGAGTTGCCTTGATTTTATTGTCACCTTTTCTTAAAACTCTACCTATGCTTTGTAAGTTTCGTATTTTTGATTTGTTTGGTGATGCAAATATAACGTTATGAAGATTTTTAATATTGATTCCTGTTGAGAAAGTTCCATATGATGCGATAATGATTGCATTATCTTCTTTTTCTGTGATTCTACGAACTTCTTCTCTGTCTTCAGTATCAACGCCTCCGTGAACAAAGAAACATTTTCTGTTTTCTTCCTTACTGTTATTTATGAGATCGAAGAGAGGCAGTCCATGTGTCTCAACTCTTGTATATAATATGAGTGTATTTCCTTTTTGATCAAGAGTAAGATTTTTAATAAAGTTATTTCTCTGTGTATGTGTGATTAGATATTGTATTTCATCCTCATAGTTCTCAAATTTTCTTGCTGGATGTTTGAGTGTTAGAACTTTGATGTTTAACTTTGATAGATATCCTTTCTTCATCAATTCGTCTGTACGAATAATTTTATAAGTAGGGCCAAATAATCCTTCTAAAACCCACTTATGTGTCTGTGTTCCATCAAGTGTTCCAGTAAATCCGTATCGATATTTACAATCAAGTAATTTTGACATAATACTAACTAAAGATCTTGATTTAAATAGATGTGCTTCATCACCAATTACTACATCAAAGTTATTAAAATACTTTCGATCCAATTTATAGATTGACTGCCATGTAGTAATTGTAACACTATCATCACTAATCTTATCTCTTCCAGCATAGACACGATGACAATATTTTTCAACATCCCATCCATAATCTTCAAAATCTTTATACATCTGTTCAACAAGAGAAGTTGTTGGAACTACAATTAATATTTTACGACTGTGTTCAACATGATATCTTGTGATAGCATATATCATTAATGACTTACCAGATGCAGTTGGTGATAATAATAATTTACGATTATGCCTCAGCGCATCGTGAATACCCATGATTTGATATGGTCTGGGTTTATGTTTTGATATACTCTTTACATAATCAGTTACACCCTCTGGCGATATCATTTCATTCTCTTCGAGTGGCAATCCATAGAATTTACTGCCTTCAAACTCATAAGTATATCCTTTACGATTGCAAAATGATATGACTCGATCTACAAGACCAGTATAAATTTCATTCTTTCTCATATCATAAAGTCTGATCTTTCCATCCCAATACTTATTACGATATTGTGGCATAAACTTGGCGCCAGGAACTTCAAATGTAAAATGATCTGAAAGTTCATGATACACATATTGTTCTGAGTCTATCGTAATAAAGACTTCGTTTTTCTTTTTGATAATCAGGTGGGTCATGTAAATCCAGCTTGGAATTTATGCCATTCAATTGAATTTTTGATTTGATATGTGCGATTTGATATCTGTTTCAGAATACTCTCTGTATAATTTATCATTACATCATAGTATTCCACTTTTAGATTTGCATCTGATACTCGATCATCAGCATCCATGTATCTAATTAGTGCGTCTTTATCTCTAACTTTCTTTGGAAACGGTTCTCTTTCATACACTTCTGGATCTGCCTTACCAGAATAGTATTCATATCTTTCATGACGAACACTCTTTTGTATCTTCTGAGCTTTTGTTCGTAATAAAATTAAATTGTTTAATATCTCATGATATTTAGAATGCAGTTGAGGAACCTTAATTGATTCTTCATGCATATTATCAATATCAATCTTACAGTCCTCTTGCCACATGGACTGAATCTTATCAAGATTTATCATGTAAAATTATTTTTGTGGGTAATTATCTAATCTATTTCCGCTTGGGTCAGTTATATTAAATATGGTATATTTAAAACTTACCTCTGCTGTAAAATAGTTGTAGTCACGAGTTGTAACATCAAAATCTAATGTTGAGAGTGAAGTAGGGAATGCATCTTTAAAATTAACAAGCACACTTGGTCTATAGTTACTATTTAAAACTTGTAACGTAGCGTCTGAAAATTCAAAATAACGAGGGTCTGCATCATCAGTAGCACTTGCATCAGTTCTGATATCATCCTTTTTAAGTTGATTATACTGTCCTAGATTCTCTGGATATCCAAGACCAGTTATCCACTTGTAGATTGCAAGATAGTTTTCCATCTTTTCATCTACTAAAAAACGAACGTTTAAATCATCATACAAAACCTTATCTCCAGGCACAGGAATATCCTTCAAATAAGTGGGTTGAACAGCAGTTCCCATGCTTATTTGAGGTATGTTCGCAGATTGACAAAGAAAATCAACCTTTGGTGTCTTAGTTAGAATCAACTTAAAACCAAGAGGAGACATATAGTTCCTATTGGCTATCTGTTTGTCAAAGGGTGATACTGAATCAGTCATTTACTTTTTTGCAATTTTTTGATTCTTTTAACATAAAGAATCTCAGCGTGTGAGTATAAAATTGGATTTTTCTTTGATCTTTTGATAATAAGTTTTGCAGCTTCTTTATCGTCCATGTTACTATTTAGACACAAAAAAAGAGACCCTTTCGGGTCTCTTTAAAAAATATGCAATATGACTTACATAAGGTTTGTAACAGATACTCTTCTGTAGTAGCGGTTAGCGTTAACAGTAAGTGTTCCTGATCCTTGTGTTGTACCTTGTGAGAATGGGTTCTCAACCATTCCGTAACGAGTCTTAAAGCCAATTTTTGGTTGGAATGTATCCTGACCAACGGCTCTAACCATCTGTAGTGGAACGTAAGGACAATAGAATAGACCAGCATCGTAAGGTGAAGTACCTTTGTATCCGATAACATAGTACTGAGTTGCAGCACTGTTTGCAGCGAATGGGTCGATGTACACTCTGTACTTACCGTTGATAACACCAGCAAATGTATTACCTGTGTCGTCTACGTTTAAGTTAACATTAAGTGCAGGGGTGTAGTCTAGAACACCAGCCATTGTTAGTGCAGAAGCAACGTCAGCAGAGCAAAGGATGATGTTACCCTTTCCACGACGAGTTCTTTGTGCAATAGCGTTTGCATCTCTTTCAATCTGGAATAATAGTCCCTTGAATTTTTCAACTGACCATCTTCCGTTTGAGTCAGTGTCTAAGTCGAATGTACCAGCAGTTGCTGTATTGACCTGAGCACCTGTCTCAGCAGTTTTGTAGATAGTTCTAATAACTTCTCTGTTGATTTCAGCAAGAATTTCAGTTGATAGAATGTTTGCTAACTCAGCCTCAGCGTTCAATCCGTGGATTGCCTTAAGGTCTTGAGCTAATTCTAAACTGTACTGTGCCTTTAGAGCTCTTGACTTTGCAGTCACAGTAACTTTCTCGATTGAGAAAGCCATCTCGTTGAAAGTCTTTCCAGATTCTCCGAGATCTTCAGAGTCATCTGTACGCATACCTTGACCAACATCATAAGCAACTTGAG